TATTGTTGCGGCCGTATCTAAGGTAAACCTATTTGCCACACTACCAGGATTAACTACACTTACTTTAATAACAGTATTATTTGGTATTCCTTTTGCTAAAACTCTATCACCTACTTTAACATTAGTATCATCATCTACGCTCATTGTTGCAGTGCTACTCATTGCCCCATTTACAAGTGTTGTTAATACTATTGTACTAGGAAATTCTTGATCAAGTGTATATGATGTAATACCTGATCTTCTACCATGTGATACTAATTTTTTATTAATACCTCTAACAATACCACCAATAGGATTAAATATATCCGCATTGGCAACTTTAGTGTCTACTATAGATGATCCATCACTATCTTTGGTTATTGTTAAATCAAATTCAGCACCAGAATCTCCATGGATTTTTATAGGTCTAGTTTCACCTACACTCGCTACTTGAGAACTACCATGTATAACATTTTTAATTTCGGTTGTTGCGGTTGGTATTTTAGTAGTTTCATATTTTATAAAAGCTTTTGCTCCAGAATTAGCTTTTGTAACAGCATTATTCTTATACATCATATTAAAGCCATAAGCAGTTATACGATCACTACTATCCCTTGTTATAGATCTCGTAGATAACCTCAGAATGTTACTTGGCATGCCAACATACATTAAATATGGTTGACTTTGTAACTCATAACCAGAATCAGCAGTAACTGTAAGCGTTGCAATATTTTTTGATATATTAGGAGTTGCTTCTCCAGCAATTTCGTATGTAGTAACATTTCCAACAACCGCAGCATCTCTACTAAAACCCGTGTTTGCTGTAATCACAACAGTAGCGTTTGAATCTAAATTAGTGTCTCTACCGGGATCTGCCTCTCCAGGATCATCTTCACTAATAATTTCTACAGCTACAGCCATATTTGGTGGTGACCACGGTGCCGCCGCAGTACTACCATCAATATCTAAAGATATTGTGTCATTAGCAGTACCTAATAATTTAAATGTAGGAAGTAAATTTACTTTAACGGTAACAGTATTTGCAGTTGTGCCAGCTGTACTCGTATCTGTAAAAGTAACGCTTGCTATAGAATCAGCAAAATCAGATATATTAGTAACTGAGAAATTAGAGGCAGATATAACATAACCTGAATTTGGAGTTATTGTTAATACTGCAGAAGAGTTAATTCCTTCGGGGGTCCAATTCGCTATATTACCAGCAATAACTATATCACCAATTAATTCCGCTTGTTGAAACACACTTGTTGATTCACCCGTACTAGAATTAATTAATGTTGTGTTGCCTGATATTGTATAATTATTAGCCATTTTTAATATTTTTAATCGTCATCACCAGTATCTTGTATCGTTAGAGTAGTCTCATCTGGAGACGTTGATACAACAGCTAAAGGAAATCCTATACCTTGTACAGAAAATTCATTAGTATCTAAATTATCTAATGTAGTTGTTACTCCATTTATTTTGTTAAACCATTTATTTTCTTTATTTATAAACTCAATAACTTTACCTTCTTGTAAATCTGTATTAAATGAATCTATAAACCATCCATCTTTATTTTGTAAATTATAATATTGTCCATCTGTTAAATCCGTTATAACATTACCCGCCGCATCTGTAAAAGTAGTTAAACTAGTTGCATTATCAACATTTGTATGTTGTTTTACCGTGGCTTGAGAACCTTCATAATTAACTGTCTTGAAAGATTTAATAGAATTTGGAGAATCGTTGAATATAACTTCTAGTTCAGATGAGTAACCAATTCCGTAAAACGTATTTCTATTGGCAGTATCTGAATAATGTTCCCAAACTTTATTTGTATTAGTTGTAAGATATTTACCACTTACTGATATTCCAGATGAAGGAATAAAGGATTTAAAACTTGTCCAACCTTTTGATTGTTCATTAAATGATAATGTCTTAGACGGTAAAGTCGTTCCTCCTACTTGGAATTTTCTAGCAGTATTAAGTGTTAAGTTATACTCACCATTTACTCCATCAAAAGTACCTATTATATTGTCGCATATTTTTAAACGTTCTCTAAAATAAGTTTTCATACCAACGTCTGATATTGGTGTTAATCCATTACCTGATAATCTTAATACTGCTCCTCTCTGTCTATCCGCAAAATATAATCTATAACTATCCCATGTTAATGATTCAGGGTTTTTAGAAATTCCATATTCCCCAGCAAATGGTATAGTTGCTCCTAAAACTTTATTTGTTGCTATTATTTGTGGGTTATTGTCAGCATTGTATACAGCATCTTTATTTGCTTGTACTTTTAATATTTTATCTTCAGCTAAAACAACTACATCACCATCTCTAGTTTTTAAAGCTTGTATAGAACCATAAATTGGATTTAAGTTTTTAGTTATTTTTTCTGCCATATTAAATTCATTCAAGTCATTAACACTTGAAGTTGAATTATATAAACCAGAATATATTAATCCACTACCTATAGTTTCCTCTCCATATTCTAAAAACGTAGATGAAACCTTAACGCCATTATCAATTTGTGGTGCATTAAAGTCATCCCTTATTCTATCAGATTCTACACCATTACCAAATGAATAACAATTGAACCACCCTAAATCTATAGGATATTGCCAAACATCGGTATCTATTTTATACCAACCAGTAACTTTTTTAAATGTATAATTAGCACTTGCAATATTAATAATTTTTCTATTTAATAACATTGGCTGTTGACCTGCAAAACCAGGAATACTAAAACTAGGTAATTCTACTACAAAAGTAGCAGGTGGTATTCCAGTACCTACCATTTCCGTACCAAGCATCGTAGATCCATCTTCATTATTATTTTGTATATTAGTTCCAACAACAAAGGAATTATCGGTACCTTGTATATTTGTTATGCTACCCTCTCTAGTAACTCTAGGTGAAAGAATAGGTACATCAATGTCCCCTGGTGTACCACTAGCTTCAATATAATGTTCTAATATTTTCGATCTAGTTACTATTCCATCATTATGTGTTATAGATATTTCATCACTTATTGCTAAACCAATCCCAATTCTATCTACATCACTTACTAAATCAATAGGATCATCATCAGGATTACTTGCTAGGTATTTAATATTAATAGCATTATTACCAAGCGCTTCGTGTACATATGTATTTGATGGTAAATTTGCTTGTTCTATTACTAAAGTTTCACCCTCACCAGTATCTGAATCTATAACTCTATGCTTTAAACCAATTCCACCTGCTCTTTTCTGATCTGTCGATGGTTTGGTAAAAGTTATTAAATCACCAAGATCTTTTAATCTTACTGGAATAGCGCTACTTGCCTCATGATATATATCTAAACCTACATCTTCTTTTGGTTCTGTTTCCCAACAAGCGGCATTAGTAGCAACACCATCATCTGATAAATTCCCACTTGCGACTTCCATAAGTATTTGTATATTCATACTACCAACCCCATTGTGTTGTACCTCACCTCTTGGGTCCCAAATTGTAGTATCTATACCAGAATTTGGTATTTCTGTATTATTTGCATTAAGTCTAACAAATCTAGTTATTATTGAATATCTCTTATGATGATCAGGCTCAATATTTGCAAAGTTTTCACTTTCTATTTCAACTGGATTATCAAATGTACCAAAATTATCAAAAGTTGTTTGCGTAAAAGATTTTATTTTATAATTATTATCAGGGTAGGCTTCAAATCTAAAAATAGTACCAGGTGTTGTCATAGCGGTTTTAAATAAAGAATCTTCTGTTCCAAAATCATCTCTATCCCAATCACTTCCAATAACTGAAAATGTTAATTGACCAAGTTCTCCATTTAAAGCACCACCTGGGCTAAGTCCAGAAGGATGCCAATTTTGATCAGATTCTAAAGGGTCTTCATCAGGATATATTGCTGCACCTCCTTTCGTTGGACCATACGTTTGATTATTTATATTATGACTTATTGGTGCACTACCAGACCCAAGAAATTGTAATACTTGTCGCACATTTCCATCCGATAATGTTGGTCTATACCCAAAACCACTATATGCCGGAATGCGATCTATAAATATATTTGATGTTCTTCCAGCATCTCCAAAGTCATTATCATCAGGATTTCCATACCACCAGTTCCAAAATTGCTCTGTTAGGTTTGCATTATTACCGTGATCTCCAGGTCCAAATAGTGAAACAGTTTCATCACCTTCCGTATCAGTTAGGGTTGCATTATCATTTATAGTTGATATAAGCTCATAAGTATTTGCGTCATCAGGATTATACTGTATTTGGTTCATTGCAAATACACTATTCGATGGCCACTCTGTACCATTATATGGTCCATCACCATCATAACCAGTAGTTGGGAATTCTACTTGGGTTGAAGCTTGATTATTTTCAAAAGCAGCAATATAGGCTACTTTATAATTAAATTGTACTTCATGGGCTACTTGTGTACCTAGTACAGTAGCACTTAAAGTTTCATCTTTTTCTAATTTAACAAAGAATCTACCATCAAATTGAGGTTTATTTTCAACAACCGCGTCTCTAAGTTGTAAATAATATCCAATATTATCATTAGTATATCCACCATCATAGTTGTTATCTATAGTTCCTGTAATATCAGTTAATTCACTTGGTGTGCTAAGTTTAGCAAGTATTTTTTGATACATATTGACTTCGCTCTCTTCAAAAATCTCTCTAAATACTACGCCATATTCTTGATCCTCTTCTTTATTTATTATTTTAGTTATATTTTTCCAGGGACTAAATGCATAAACTTTACCATCAGTATCACTATTATAATAACCTACAATTCTAGCTTTTGGAATGCCTTTAAAATCTTCTCCTTTTATATCTACAGAAGCCCAATCTCCAGGATCAGTTAATATTGTACGCCCTTCATCAGTTGTAGTATCTCCAATTAAACCATCTGGTTTACCATCAGTTACATTAGTGGCATAAACAGTTGTAGCAGGTAGAAAAATCATATCATAATCTCTGTTAACTGTCTTTATATAATCTGGAGCTTCATTTTCTATAGCTATTACTTTATACCTAGCTTCTTCAGTAATTGTCTTTTGACTGCCATGTCCATTTTTTAATATTAAATAAGTTTCTTCATCAACTTTGTTTCTATCAACAGAAGGAAAAGATATCCATACATTGCCATCTTCAGCGTCGTACCATCTATCCATCACTAAATTATAGTATTCATTAGAAGTTTCTTTTACAAAATATTTTGTGTAATACATCCATTCTTTAGGTTCAGGAGTATTCCAATATTGTTCTAATTTAAATTTATTACTATAGTTTGATAAACTTTTTTCAACAGTTAAATCACCAGAAATAGTTTCACCTAATTCATTTTTATACCCATTAGCTATAACAGGCGTTTCTCTACCATATTTATCTCCAAAGACTACACCAAATTGATAATTTCTAATTGACTTTATAGATTTTTTTGGATTAGGAAAAATAGTACGTTTTGATTGTAAAGATTGTTTTAGTCCAAAAGCAGTATCTATATCATAACTTTGAATATAATTACCATATACAAGCCTATTAGCTGTCATTTCTTGAGCCACTGCTTGTCTAGGCACATTATCCCACCCTCTAAGTATTTGATTAGCTGGCAAGACTCTATGTATCATTTCAGTAGTTATAGTCATAGAGCCTGTATTATCGCTATCAGCATTGTCAACATCAAAATTCTCCCACTCTGTATTTACTTGTCTTTTTATACTTTTTACAATATAAACATTTGCGGAATCTGTTGGCTTCCAAAGTATATCAACCATTTTAACATCACTTGGTCTTATACTATCATTAGGTATGAAATCTTTAATAATTAATTCTCTAACATTATTAACCATACCTTTATTATAACCTTTACTTGGCGTATATTCAAATGCGCTAGGTAAAAATGCTAATTCAGACCATGGAGAAAAACTTGAATATTCATTGTCCTCATATTGGTATCTATACGCAAACCTACCGAATTTAGTTTCAAATAAAGGTTTTTTTTGTTCTAATTCAAACTCCCAAATTGAAGGATTATTTTCTAATACCTCATCACTAACAAATAGTATTTCTAAAGTAACATTATCGCCACTTATATCAATAACCTTGCCCCTTACTACTGCTGGATCGTCAAAAAATGTACTATCAGCTACAAATTTAAATATATCATCAAGTCTATAGTCAACTCCTTGTGGAAATGTTACAATTCTTATGTCGCCCTCTGATGGGTATGGCGGGAAACTATCATCTTGTATAAATTCGTATACAATTTCACCTTCAGTATCTCCTTCTCTATCGTTTATATCCATATGTAAAGTAGGAGGAGATTTAGGCGCTTTTCTTATTACGGTTATGTGTTCTTTTTTTATATCAGACGTAACTAAATCTTCCACTGAACCTTCAGCTCCACTAATTGGAACTAAAACCCCACCAGGAAGATCTAAATTCTCTACATAAAGTTTTGTATGTGTGTTATTATCTACCGTGCCCTCTTTAGATCTGTCTATATTTATTTTTTTAGGTTCATGCTTTCCATCAGTCCAAAATAATAAATTATCAAGAATATTAATACCAGTTATTATACTGTATGTTTTTTCTTGTATATCGCTATCTCCTTTATAATAATCAAATTCTAATACCCTTTTTTTATGTATAAACTTCATTACAGCAGCATCATCTTCTAAATCTGCGGTTTGCTCTGCTGCTAATATTAAGTTGTTACCGTTTATATTAATTATTTCGACGCCATTTTCATCTCCATTAGATAATAAATGATCTCCATCAGTTTTTTGTGCATATACTATCATTCCAACTCTATATTTTGTAGCGTCAGTAACTGTTATATAAACATAACCATCTGATGGGGTTGATGGAAAAGTTGTCATAGCATCAGCTAAAGTACTTGTAACTGCAAATCTATCAACAAAAACAGGTGTGGTAGTAGTAGGTGGTTCAACATTAACTTCAATTATACTATCAACCCATATTCTTTCAGATTGACCAGCAACTACAATTCCGTTAGTAAGACTAGCAGTTATTATATCAGTATGTGTTATAACCTCCATTCCCCCTTCTGGAACTGGGGCTGCAGTAAAAAAGAAAGCTCTATCATTTGCTTCATCACTAACACTTCCTATAATCCTTGTTTTATCTTTTTCGCCATCTAAATTATCATCTATATAACTTATCGTTTCATATGATGTTGCTATTAAATTTGTACCTTTTATATTTTGAACAGTACCCGCATCACCAAGCCCGCTAGAATCACCATCAGTAGTTCTAACTTGTATATTTAAAGCATCTCTATATTCGCCATTTTTGACAAGTCTTTCATCTATATCTTTGTCCATTTTTCCAGCGTGGAATGTATGTTTAATCTCCGGCATAATTCTATTTTATTGGCTTACTTAATCCTTTTAATACTTGAGTAAATTCTTCTATCTTAATATTTGATAATCTAATTTTTGCTTTTCTACTTTCAGCAAATCTTTCTTTTTTAAATCTTTGTACAAGATATTCTGGTATATTAGATCTTGTAGATAATACACCATGTGCTATCCACTTATAACAAGCTTCTTCACAAAATTTATGTACAACCATTTCAGCATCTGTTCCAAGACCATCGCTAATGTATTTTAATATTATTGTATCTCCAGCTAATGCAGAGCCAAAGTGAATATATCCTCTAAGATAATCTATAAAAAATGTACCATTAGATTGAGCATTTTCTGGATTTAATCCATATCTTCTACCTCTAAAATCTATATCAATATCAGTAGAATCATCAGTATATACGTCTGTTTCTGTTTGATCTTTATAACTATCCCAAGTATTACTAGGTGATTGTTCTGTTAAGTTGTTTCCAGTAAATTGATAATTACCATCTGTATCTTGACTTATTGCAAATGGATTAGATGTTTTCCCTGTAGGATATAATACTCGCTCTACACCATTACTATCTATTTTAACTAATTTAACGTAATTAACATAATCTTGTGGTAAAACCATTGTTAATGTAGCAGGAACTTCTATTTCTTGAGACTTTATAGAGCGAAATACATCATACGAAAGTTCTTGTATAGCTCTCATTGCATGAAACTGTACATCAGTTCTATTGATTTTACTTATTACTTTACTCTCTCCAACATAAGCTACCATAAATCCATTTATAATATGATCTAAAGTTACAAATTGGTAAGTACCGAAATCACTACCAGTATAATATGCATTTTGCGTTTGGTTATCTAATAATCCCATAATTAACTATTTTGTTCTTGTTTAGTCATTTGAATACCACCTGATCCAGCTTGCATAACATCAGGTTGTTTAATTGTTAAACCAGCTAACATTAATATTCTTATTACTAAAGGTTCTTCTTCTGATGAATGTAATTCAAAGTTAGTGCTAGTATTAACATTATATAATGCTTTTTCATTAACAACTACATAACCCCAACTTGGTGTTGTAGGATTTTTATAATAACTGACTTCAAATTGTTCTGTATCATTATTTAAACCAGATTCACCAGTGGCAGCAACTGCATTATAAGTAGATGACGATGGCGTTGGATATATAGTTACTATACCAGAATCTTCTCTTACAAAAGTAGATCTTGTTGTTGTTGCCTTTGTTAAAGAGTTATTTTCAGTATAACCTATTTCACTTTTATTAACTTGTGTTACTTTATTTCCAGATCTGGTTATATCAATAATTTTTTGTATATTTGTCGGTAATGTTAAACTAGCTGAATTAGTAGAAACAGTTGTATCGACATGAAATGGATGTAATTTTTCTTCTAACATTTCAAGTTCATCTGCGTAATTCATTTGATTTTTAGGTTTCATCTCTGACATCTTAACGCCATGAAAATAATTTTCATATATTTCATTTTGAGCCTTATCTGCAAGTAGATTAAATTCTTGAGGTGTTATATAACCTCTTTGTTCTTTATTAGCTAATGCTAATACCTTTTGATATACTGTATCTATATTTACTGACATATATTTATTTTTATAGTGTATTTTACTATTATATAGTTACATAATAAAGTAAAAGGTTAGCATCTAAATAAAAATAGCCACCCGCGAAGGTGGCTATAGTTTGTTAATTAGAATTAACTAATTATTTCATTCTTTTTTCTATGTTTGAATATATTTCCATACCTTCATCAGTTTTAAACCAATGTGCTAAGGCTGTATATGGATGTTCATCAAACGGTATTGTCATTATTTTTCTACCATTAGAGCCCCATAAAAAGCTTCTTTGATCAGAGGATAATCTTAATATTCCAGCTTCTACAGCTCTAATACCAAAATTTCTTAATATCACATTTTCATCATCTGCTAATTCTAAAAATAACTTAGGATTATTTCTAGCAAATACTAGTAAATCACGTCTAAGTTCTTTAGAACTCAATCCTGATACTTTAGATCCAACTTCTGCTCTCATAATAGCTTCTGCTATATCAATGTCTATATTTCTAGCAGCTGTTAATGCGTCTACTTGCATTTCTAAAATATCAATCTCATCAGCAGCTAATTTAGCTGGTTTATATTCTTCATATATTGAATCTCTGTGAGGGTGATATAAACTTAATAGTTTTTGTAATATAGTTTTTTCTTTTTCTACAAACAAGTTACCACTTCTAAAAACAATATGTTCTAATCTTTGATCACCTTTCATTTCATCTACAAAGGGCGTTCTTTGATTTTGACAATATTTAAGTTCTCTTTCGTAACCCTTTTCTTCATCAAAATAATAAATATCAGCAGATTTAATTGATCTAGAAAGAGGTTTTTTATCACTTTTTAATTTATACAATCTATCTTTTATTTCCCATTCATTAGATGGTTTTAATCTTTCCTTTGTTTTTAGTTGTTCTTCAATTTGTGGAATTTCCATTACCACTTTTTCTTCTTGTATTTGAGGTTCTTTTGCCTCAACTTTTATTTCTTTTTTCTTTGCCATAATATAATATATAATATAATTAATAAAAATAAAAAGGAGGACAGAGAACGTTTACATGTATACCGTCCTCCTCTTTAAATAAATAATGCTTATTTCAATAACATAAAGTTGTTAGCACCTTGAGTAACTAAACATCTTTCAGTTAACATATGAATTTGCATAGCATCAAGCGCTGATGTAGCAGCACCAACAGAACCAGTAGTCCACGTTTTTAGTTTTCTATTGTCTGTTTGTGAAGCTCTATATCTAACGTGTAAGAAAGGTCTTTTTAAATTTTTACCCATATTTTGATCATACACAGTAGATGTACCAGCAGGTATCATAGCACCTCTAATTGCATTTGCAGTATTAGCAGCATTAATTCCACCTCTTGTAGCTTTATCATTTAAATATCTAAAATCAGATTTATAAAAGTCATAAGAACCTCGTCTAAATCCTGAGAAACCTAAATTTAATGCCATATCTTCGTCGTTGTCAAATACTCCATAAGAAGTACCTCCAGCTCCGTAAGAATTCATTGAAGCTAACATATCGTCCATTGCTAAACTAGTTGAACGATTTACAAACATCATATATTCTTCAATAGCTCCTTGAGAATCAAACTCTGCTAAAATAGCATCAAATTCTGCTAAATCAGTAGCAGCATTAACACCAGTTATACCAGAGGTAACATTACCACGAGTTTCAATAGCATCAAATAAACCTTGAGTACCAACTCTATTTGCACCACCAGCAGAAGATCCAGCTATAATGCTAGCACCATCAGCGTTAGAACCAGCGACGTTTAATTCACCTTCTATCATTGCCATTTCAATGTAATCATTAAATCTAGCTCTTGTATCAGCTTCAGCTTTTAAATACCAAAGATAACCGCTTTTACCATCTTCACTAGCAACTTCAACCCAGCCGATTCTAGCAGTATCAGATCCTGATACCTCGTAGTAATCTTTCATAATAACTGGTTTGTTAGTAAAAGTTTGGAATTTAGGCTCGTTAGCACCTCTCTGTTCTGTAGTGTTAGTAGTACCAGCAGCAGTTATATAGTTCATTCCTTTTCCATATTCAGAACCATAAACTAATATAGTAGTTCCTCCAGATGTAGTATCTTGTGATATTGCAGTACCGTCATAAGTAATTAAATCTATAACTGCATTAGCTACAACTGTAACTAAACATTTGAAAATACCTTGTGCATTAGATATAAGCACAGTATCATTAACTCTAATACCATGAGTTGAAGTAATAGCGTTACCATCGATATCAGTCTCGCAAGTAAATTGCGGAACAGTTCCAGAGCCACCGCCTGGATCAGCACCTGCCGAAGCAGAATTAATATTTCCTTTATAAGATAAATGTAATCTACCTTGTTCAGACCATACGACTTGATCAGCCGACATAGCCTCTTCTGCTCCAACTTTAGATAAAAAACCAGAAATAGTTCTCGGTCCGAAAACTTCTGCTTCTTTTTCCATTAAGTCAGGCAGGTATTGTTGGGCCCACGTATTATCTGTAGTACCCGTAAAATCTAAGTAGTTTGTTTGAAATGTCTGCTTTTGTGGAGCAGGCACACTGTTCAAACTACCGCCTGCAGTAATTGCCATAATATATTTTTTTTAAATTGTTAATTTTTCTTTTTAATCTTGAAGGATCTATTTTTTATATCATCAGAAGATTCACCTAAAACCCTAACTTTAATACCTCCGGCTTCATATTCACCGTGTGTTTTTCTAGGATCAGTGTTTATATTTTTATCTCTAGCAACTCTGTTTTTAACTGCATCAGCCCTTCCTTGTTCATAAAAATGATTAGCAATAGCATCAGCATTCATAGCAGTGAATAAAGATTTATGATAACCTTCGGCATCCTCAATAACTGTATTGTCTTTACTAGTAAACTTACTAACAAAATTATTAATATCGCTTTGTGTTGTCTTTACTTTATCAACATCTTTTACATTAAACCTATATTTTTTATCTCCAACGCTATATTCAAAACCTTTGAATTTGTCATTAAAAAGATTATCGGTTTTATTTAAAAATGTTCTTTTACTTACTTCAGATAATTTCTTCTGTTCTTCAGATTCTTCATTGTGTTTATGATAGAAATTAATAGCTTCTTGTTGTTCTTCGGTCAACTTTGACCCAGCTTTAATATCTTCATAATATTTAGACTTTTGCCCGTCTAAATGGGACTTCGCCATGGCAACTTGCTCTTTTAAGGCGATTTTCTTTTTACGTACTACTTTCTCATCATCCATTTCTTCATCAAAACCAAAAGAATCTTCTAGTAAAAATGATCTTTCTTCTTGATTTAAATGAGATTTTGTATCTCTATAATATTCATCTAGTACTTCAGAGTCATCCATTTTATCAATGTCTCTGTTTAAGTTTATATAGTCTTGTAAATCACCACCTGTTTCGTCCATAAAATCTACAAGTTTTTGTACATTTTCAGGTAATGGTTTCCCAGTTGCTTCTGCTTCTGCTACAACTTCTTCAATTTGTTCTTCTACCTTTTCAGTTTCTTCTTCTGTAATTTCTTCTAAAACAGGTACATCTTCTTGTGATTCAACAATCTCTTCTTTAACTTCTGGTTTTTCGACTATATCCACCTTCTCTTCTTTAACGGGTTTTTGTTCAACCTTTTCGCTTTTTTCTGGTGGTGGTTTATCTAAATCTATTTTAACGATATCTGGATCACCAGCACTGTCAAATTTAGATTCATCTATTGTTTCTTCAACAACCTCTTCAACAGGTTGTTCTATATTTTCTTCTGTTGTTTCTTCAACAGGTTGTTCTGTTGTTTCTTCAACAACTTCTTCGTTTTGTTCTATCATAATAAAATTTTATAAAATATTAAATATTAAATGCTAAATTTTTCTAAATTTGCACCTCCTGTAAGTATATCATTACCTGATGATTCGAATTTTTTAATCGCATCACCCTGTTTTCTTTGTTCAATCATATTCATTTGATGATTAGCTTGTCTATCAATTCTTGTATCTTTTCTATCTTCTCTTTTGTTTTCTTTTTCTTTATCAGTATCTTGCTTCATTAATTCTATTTGTGAATTTAATTCAAATTCAAATTGCATTAATTCTTTTTTGGATTGAACTTCTTGTTGTAAATATTGTATTTTTAATTGATTTTTAGTTTGCTCTAACTGAGCCTCAGCTTGCATTTTAGCTTGATTTTTCTGAGTTTCAGCTTGCGCCGCCACTTGTTGAGCTTGAGCATTAGCTTGAGCTTGAGCTTGCATATTTTCTTGTTGCATTTGTTGATCTTTAGCTGCTTTTGCTTTTCGTTTAACTTTTAATAGTTGATTTGCAAGTTTTATGTTCCTTACATTACGAAGATCAATAGCATCATCTAAGTCAATTGATTGTTGGGCTATTGCCGCTTGAATATTATTTTCTAGCATTGCTTGTTCTTCTTCATCTGGTAATAATTCTATAAATATACCAAAATCATAAAGATGTAAATCTTTCATTTCTTCAAGCGTTGCTACATTGTGAGAACCAATAGCCTGTATAAATGCGTCTTTAGTAGGTGAATATTCTACTATATCGGCTATTCTTAAAGATAAACACTCTGCTACTTCAGCTGTTAAATATAACATTGATTGTAATATATGTCTAGTAGCTGTATTAGAATTTGCCGCCGCTAATTTCTGAACACCAACTAATGCATTTTTATCTGGTGTTGCTGCATCTCTTGCTTCATTTAAACCGGTTGTATCCCTTATCATTTGAAGATAGTAGTTGTAAGTAGAAATTAAACTTTGTATTTTATTTCCACCCGCCCCATTTTGAATTTGTTGGATTGGTACTTTAGCTGGGTTTCCTTCTCCATCGGCAGTAAGACTTCTACCGATAACACTACCAGTTTGGAAGAACATATTTAAAGCTTCTTGTGGGTTATAATTTGTTCCATTTCCTAAATCAACTTCAGCTAATCCATCAACATCAAGATAAACACCATCTGGTACCATTCTTGCCATTACTTGTTGTAACTTTAAATGAGTTAGTTGAATCATGTCAGCAAAACCTGTTATTCTACCAACAAGGGATTCTACTCTACCTCTATACATTCTAGGTGCAACAATTTGATAATTCATTTTAACAGAACCAAAATCAGAATCTGATCTCATCATATTATCAACCATTTTCCATTTTAACAATTTATCACTACTTATCAAATAAACCCCTTCGTATAAACATTCAACAACTCTTTCTAGTTTTCTAAATTCACCGTCCATACTTTCAGGTGGGTTAAAAGTATCATCTTTCTCAATAACTTTTTCAGCACCACTACCTAATTTTTTTAATTTATAAACATCATTCATGTGAGTTTTATAATTAAAATATAAAACCTCTACTTTGTTTTTATCTTTATTAGTTCTATAATTAGCTTGACTATAAACTGTTTGTCCAGAATTATCTGTTATTTTTTTTATATCCTCTTCTGTTAATTCAGGAAATTCTTTTACTAATTCGTTTATTGGTATTTCTTTTAATTCACCAACATAATATATATCATCAAAATATGGAGATTCAGTATAAGAATAAACTAAATTAGCTGGATCAACATATTTAATTCTAGCTCCATCTGTCCAATCAAACGTTGTCTTGGTAGCACCTATACCTATTGTAACTATATCATATAAACATCTTCTTCTTACTAAATCATAATCACTACCTTCCATTAAAACATTTATAGCTTGCTCTTCTGCTATTTCGACGGCTTGTTTATAATTAAGTTGCATGTGCAACGATAGTTCTTCTTCTGAATCAGGTAGTTTTTCAGGATCATTTTCGTAAAGATCTATATCAAATTGAGATTGAACTAAATCATTAAAAGATTTTGTACGCATATCTCGAAGTATAGATTCCATATGTTCAGTTCTTTTACTAACACCATATTGATCTTGTGAGAATGCATTTATTTCGTAGTTTCTTTGTGACATGCCATTTACAACGATGTCTACAAACTTAGGAACAATTGGAACTGGTTTCCAATCTAAGTTTAGATATGATAAATCACCATTTATTGATAATTCATTTTTATATTTTTGAATAGATTGTTCTCCTCTAGCATATAATCTTAATTGATGATAATTAAATATATTACCATCAAACTTAGAAGTAGCGCCAGTAAACCATTCTTGTCTTATAGCTTTTGCAACTTCAAGTCCGTATTTATCAGATAACTTTTCTAAGTCACTAACTGCTTGAGATGGAAAATTTACACGAGCATCTATCATACTTTATTTTTTATTATTGTTGATTGAAATCCTTTATTGTTATACTTTGATACATTAATGTTTACTGGTATTTTATTTCTATTTGGATTTGGTTTATATAGATGTCTATTACAAGCCATCACCGCTAAACCAGAACTTATTGAAGCATCATGTTTTGTTCTTTTATTAATATCAAATCTAGACCAATCATTTAAAGTTTCATTAAAATACATTGCACCATAAGTACCATCTTTTAATAAACCAACATGATCATTAATATACATCTCGATTGCGGCGGCATGTGCTTGTTTTATATCTTCACTAGAGTTTGGCATTCCACCAACTTCTTTTTCAGCAATTGATAGTTTGTTCCAAATCTTATCAGGTCTATTCATACTAAAACCTCTATAACCTCTTCTTCTTAAATAATATAATAATCTAGGTTTATTATTCTCGGCTAATATTGGCATTCCATAAAATACCAACGCCATTAATATATCTTCAAAAAATATTTCAGCAGTTTGAGGTCTAGCTATATATTCTAAAAAGAATGTATTTACTGGGGAATCTTCCAATGAAAACTTAGTTAATCCATGTAAGGCCCCTTTTGATCCTCTATTATCTACTGTCCCAGATATATCATATGAGTCACAACCAAATGCCCCCATATGTTCATTGCCTGGATATTTTACGCCATTTTTTAAAATAACGTTATTTTGTAATTTTTTACTTGGTACCCAACTTACTTTAAACCTACCTTTTGGATCTGGATTGAAAGTAACTTGAGTATCCTTTACCCCACTTGTCCATTGGAAGTTTCCAGATGTTAATACAGATGAGTTCCTATTTCCTTCGTTATAATCTATTTGCTCGTATATTTTAACTAAATTAAATAAACTATTCCCTGTCTCATCTCTAAATGCATGTTCTTCTGTTCTAGGAAATTGACGATAAAATTCGTTCAAAGCATCTTGATCATCTTTTAATCCATCTGCTTCATTATTCCAGTGATCTATAATACCATAATCTATCTCTACACCATGGGGATCAAGTGTTTCTTTTTTTGGAGTAGTAAATACAGGTTGCCCATATTCATCAATGAAACCTTCGTAATTCCACTCCATTGGTACAAATAAAGAATATAATCCAGATTTTGTTTGTCCATTACGATTTCTTTTTGTAACATCTGAATTGTAATATAAGTTTTTAAAATTATCACCTCCTTTATCTAGTGCATTTGATGTTGATCCCATCATACACTTTCCTATAATCCTACTACCTAATCGTAAACAAGTTTTTGTAACTCTCCAGTTATTTTTTATATTATCAGGTCTCTCCCATTTACCACTTTCATCATGTACTAATAATGCTAATTTTTCTCCATCATAACTATTATCTCCAGTATTTTTCCAGTCAATAGTTGTATCTAAACCTTCCATATCATCTTGCTCCTCTCTTTGCCTCATTTTCTTTCGAGTAAACTTTTTAGCAGGAACTCTATATGCTAACTCAGACTTTGGTCTATCCATACCATCTTGAATAGGTTTAAAGAAGAATGGATAATTAACACTTATTGGTACAACTTTGTCCGTAAACATCTTTTTAGCATCAGCGCCCGTTTTAGATAATATACCAAATCTACTATCACTAGCTAATGTGGCTAAATTAACAGACTCAGCCGAACTCATAAATGAAAATCCAGAACGTCTATTTTTTAAGTAACACATCCCATAACATCTTTTATCTGCTTTACAAGCTTCCCAAAATATAAAGAATAATCTATTTGCTTCTCTATAATCTGGAGCCCCAACATCAATCTTACTCCATTGTAAGTACATATAATGCGTGCCTGTTATATAAGTTGGTTTACCATTATTCATAAACCAAAATCCTTCTTCTCTTCTTTTAAATTCCTCATCTATGTATCCAAAATGTTTTTCTTTAAAATCATCTGGATAGTTTTCCCAATCAAAAACAGTTTTAATTCTTTTAAAATCAGGATTAGATGGAAATTGCTTCCACTTTTGTTTCTCCTTAATTTTACTACAAGAATATATATCTTTAGGTTGCTTTGGTAATGCTATTTGAAATCCTTGTATTTCAAGTACTTCACCTATTTGTCCAGTTTTAGATATAATAACGATATCATTTTCTTTGTTATGACCGTGCTTCCACTTTTTAGATTTATTTAATCTTTTTATAGTGTTTAATCTTATTGGCTCTACAACTTTATATAATGTTTGTTTATACATTATTTAGATCTTCCTTCTGCGAAACCTTTGAAAACTTTTTCTTTCTTCTCTTCTAATGGTTTACCTTCTAATAAACTCTCTTCTTCTTGGATTCTAGTTAATATTTCAAAAGCATCGAATATTGCTAATTTTTTAGTAGCTGCAGCATTTTTTAATCTATCAGCAGAAATGTCTTCATCTGAATCAACTATTTCTTCTCTAGCTACTTTAATCAATTCTTCAACTGCTTTGTGCCCAGCTTGGATTATACTCTTCTTCGTTTCCTTGATATTCATATTTAATTGTAATAAATTTATTTAAAACTCTATATAATCTTTCATCATCAATAATAAACTCATATTCACTACTAGGTCTAAAGCCAACTAATTCTTCTTTAATAAAAGCCCCATCAGAATATTTAATAATACCAATTAATGGTCTTTCGTCTTTAATATTATATTTATTAATAGATTTTAATGGTTTAACAAAACTGAATCCAGGCATAGCTTTCCATTCTTTTTGTTTATAAAGAAATATTTGATCTTCAGATATTAAATATTTATCTTCTTTCCAATAAGATCTACTATTTCTTTCTATACCCTTTACGTCATGCCATCTTCTAAAAACATTATGATGTACTACTACTTCATCATCCACGTTAATAGGTGATGAAAATAATAATGGAGTAGCGATTATTTTTGCTTTTCTATTTACAAACTGATGATTAAAAATCTCAGTATTCAATATAAGTTCTTTATCACCAACTTTTTTAGAATTATTATATCTTTCACCTATTGGAGAAACTACAAACTCTTTATAAGTCTTCATTTTTTAATTGGCTTTTCTACAACATAATCTCCAGGAAATTTATAATTTTTACCTGGTTTCATAATTTTTGTATTACCTAAATTATCTGTTCCTTTTACCTTAAAATCTACATCTTTCATAGATATATTGTTATCAGGTATTATATTATATTTATTATGTTTATCTGGACTATTTCTACGATATCCAGTTTTAGATACTAAACCTTTTAATGGAGTGTTTCTCATAATTAATATTCTAAATTATACTCGATTGATATAGCCATATTTTTATTAAAATCTTTCCAAGGTATAACTATATCTTCTTTTTTAATGTAAATACAATATTTATCTTCTTCTTCTATTATATCACAGATTTTATGACCACCATAAACTTCTTGACCAACCGCATAATGCATTGAATCATTTTTATAATCTTTACCTACAGTGATTTTTCTAATGATATTATTTTTCATCTTTAGGCCAATTAATAGTTCCATCTGTTATATTAACATCAAAAGAACCATATTCTTTAGAAAGTTTATCTTGCATTTCTACAATCTTTTTTTGTGATATAGCTAATTCATGTAATAAATTATGCTTTTGCATTTCAATTTTCCCAACATTAAATTGGACATTATTTATGATATTCACTATTCCTTGTAATTCTTTCAGATGTTCATCTGATATTTTGTCGACTTTTGGTTTTAAGTCAACCAATTCTTCTTTTTTTCCCATAATTTAATTTAATTTAATTTAATTTATTTTTTATCTTTCAAATGATAATTGTAATCTTATTGGTGAATAAGGATAAACGTCTTTATTATCAACAGTAGCGTTTTGTGAAACTCCATCCCATGTCATGTTTGTGGCGTTATCAACTGTTTTTATAGTTCCTAAAAGTCTATCATCTTCATCATATAAAATATCTCCTACCCCAAAGTTAATTAGTGCAGATGTTGTTTTCACTGTAATTCTTTCAGAACCTGCTGCTTGAATACCATCACATTGAACAGTACCTGCAAAATTTGGAGAACCATCTATACTAGTAATTCCTACATAAATTCTACTATAACCTTTTAATGTACCAGTATTGGGTTCTCCTTGAAGAACTAGATTGGGGGCAAGTCCATACTTATTAGCACTGTCAAGATGTACAAGTTTTTGTAAAGTTGGCGTATCTAAAGTAGTAGCTGTATCGGTTGCTTCTTCTGATGTTAAAAATCCAATAAGATGATTTTTGTATTGGTTTCCATTAGCTGTTGCATTGTTAGTACCTAGGGTGCCAGGCGCTACTCCACCTATATCCCTTGCAAAAAATACTTCTACTGCATGGGTTTGATTAACACCATTGGTAGTTTTAGTTATCATAAAGGCATCTTTTAACAAATTGCCCCCATTTGGAATATCAAAAGCATGCCAATCAATTAATACGTCACCATCGTGAAAAACGCCAGCATGTTGCAATGAGGCTAAAAGTGTTGGTTT